GATTGATTTAACATACAGCTTGTCATAAAGGGGGTGTGGTATTTATGATTACAGAGGATGAGTATTTAAAAGAGGAAATACGACGGGAAGCAGAATATGACAGTATTTCTGAGTATGTGGAAAAACAAAAGAGGATTAAAAAAGAAATATCCAGACTAAGAAAACTGTTTAAAGAAATTGATGAAAATAAAAAGAAATTAGTTATGGCATTGGTGGATGATGTAGCGTTTCTGACAGTGACAATGCAAGATTTGAGAGAGAGCATTATAAGAGAAGGTACAACAGTGGAGTACAAGAATGGTGAGAACCAGTATGGAACTAAACAAAGTCCTGATGCACAGCTTTATCTTGCAATGTCACAAAAACAGGCGCAGGCTATGAAGATACTGCTTGACTGTATGACCAAGAAAAATAATTTGTCATCTCAGGGTGATGAGTTTGCTGAATTTTTGAGGGAAAAGAGTGGTTAAGATAAAATATCCAAGGGACTATAACCCTATAATACAATACTGGCAGAAAATTGAACACGGAGAGATACCTGTATGCAGAAAAACATATCAGTGGTATAAATATTTGTCAGATAAAATACTGAATCCTGACAGTAATATGACATACAATCCAGCAAGGGCGAACCACATAATTGAATTTGCTGAAACATTCTGCTGTCCGTCTAAGGGAGATGGTTCGCCTATTGTATTGGAACTCTGGGAAAAGGCGCATCTGGCAGCAGTATTTGGTTTTATTGATGAAAGAGGAAACAGAATCTGCCGTGAATCTCTTCTCATTGTAGGTAAGAAAAATGGTAAATCATTTCTGTCATCAATTGTTGGATTATATATGCTTATCGGAGATGGGGAAAGAGGACCAGAAGTTTATAGCGCAGCTACAAAAAGAGATCAGGCAAAGATTATATGGCAGGAAAGCGTTCGTATGGTTAGAAAGTCAAAGGCGATTGCTAGACATGTGAAATGCAGGGTTGGAGATATATCAAGTGAACAGTTTAACAATGGTGTGTTTAAACCGCTTGCGAGTGACTATGATAGCCTTGACGGAATGAATATACATTGTGCGCTTTTGGATGAGATTCACCAGTGGAAAAATGGAAAGGCATTATATGACATATTAGCAGATGGCGTTTCTGCTAGAAACCAGCCGCTTATATACATTACATCAACGGCTGGAACAATTCGAGAAGACATTTATGATGCCAAATATGAAGAGGCAGAGCATATTATAAATGGAATTTTTAATGAGAATGGATATAAGGACATACATTTTTTCCCGTTTATCTATGAATTAGATGAGCGAAAAGAATGGCCGGACAAAAGTAAATGGATGAAAGCAAATCCCAATTTAGGAGTGTCAAAAAAATGGGAGTATCTTGAAAACAAGGTTAATAAAGCAATCAATAATCCAGCAGAGGTAAAAGACCTTGTTTGTAAGGAATTTAATATTAGAGAGACCTCATCTGAAGCATGGCTGACGTTTGAGCAACTGAATAATACAGCAATGTTTGATATTTCAACATTAAAACCACGTTATGGTATTGGTGGTTGTGATTTGTCAAGTACTACAGATTTAACTAATGCGACAGTGTTATTCATGGTGTGTGGTGATAACAGGATATATGTGTTGCAAATGTATTGGCTTCCTGAAGACTTGTTGGAACGAAGGGTAAGAGAAGATAAAATACCATATGACTTGTGGCGCGATCGGGGACTTTTGAGAACATGTCCAGGAAACAAGGTGCATTATAAATATATTCGGGAGTGGTTTGAAGAGGTACAACAGGATTATGACATTTATCTGTATAAATGTGGGTATGATGCATGGTCTGCCACATATTTTGTTGAAGATATGAAGAATACATTTGGAGCGGTAGTAATGGAACCTGTCATACAGGGTAAAAAGACGCTATCAAGTCCAATGAAATCATTGGGAGCGGACCTTGAAAAGAAAAAAGTAATATATAACAACAATCCAATATTAAAGTGGTGTTTGGGAAACACAGTTGTAGATATTGATAAAAACAATAATATCCAGCCATGTAAGGGAAATATTAGTACAAGACGTATTGATGGTCTTGCAGGTTTGCTAGATGCATATGTGGTACTGGAAAATAATCTTGAAGAATATCTGTCAATGATTTAAGGAGGAAGGATGAAACTGTTCAGAAAAAGAGAACCCACAAAGAAAGATGAAAAAGTGGAAAAAAATATTATGCAGATGGTTACAACATATGGTGAAAGCTTCTATTCTTGGAATGGAAAACTGTATGAAAGTGATATTGTTCGATCTTGTTTAAGGCCAAAAGTCAAGGCGGTAGGGAAATTGGTAGGAAAACATATTCGATCAGATGTGTCTGGTCTAACAATCAATCCAGATGCCAATATTCGTTTTCTGCTTTCAGAACCAAACCCACTTATGACAGGGCAGCAGTTTCAAGAGAAAGTTACAACACAACTTTGCCTGAATAATAATGCTTTTATTTTGATTGTTAGAGATGAAAATAATAAACCAATACAGTTATATCCAATTCCCTGTGTAATGTGTGAAACAGAATATATTAATAATGAACTTTGGTTAAAGTTTACTTACAGGAACGGAAAGAGCCAGAAATTTCTATATCATGAGGTCATTCATTTAAGGCAAGATTTTAATGAAAATGATGTGTTTGGCGAAAGTCCTGCAAAAGCATTGTCACAAATGATGGAAGTTGTCGGAACAATTGATCAAGGTATCATAAAAGCAATTAAAAATAGTGGCATTATTCGGTGGTTATTAAAGTTTACACAATCAATGCGCCCAGAAGATATTAAAAAAAATGTAAAAGAATTTGTAGATAATTATTTGAGTATTGAAAGTGATACATGGGGTGCAGCGGGAACGGATGCAAAAACAGAAGCAATTCGCATAGAACCTAAAGATTATGTACCCAATGCTCTGCAGACAAAGGAGACAATCAACAGGATCTATTCGTTTTTTAATACCAATGAAAAGATTGTTCAGTCAAAATGGACAGAAGATGATTGGAACGCCTATTATGAGGCAGAAATTGAACCACTTGCTATTCAGTTGGGGGAGACTTATTCTGTCAGACTATTCAGCAGGCGCGAGCGAGGATGTAACAATAGGATAATTTTTGAAGCAAGCAATCTGCAGTGTGCAAGTCTCACTACAAAACTAGGTTTTGTGCAGATGGTTGATCGTGGTGCTATGACACCAAATGAATGGCGTGAAACAATGAATATGGCACCAATAGAGGGCGGAGATCAGCCTATACGCAGACTTGATACGCAGGTTGTGGATATGATTGGTGGAATACTCAATAAAATGAACTCAGAGAATTACATGGTGATGGCATCAATAGCCATAAAATTATTGGATACTATGAGGAAGGAAAAAGATGAAACACAAAATCAATATCAGGGGTGTAATGATTCCCAATGATTATAAATGGTATTATAACTTTTTTGGTGGAGATAGTACTTGTCCGAAAGATGTACAGCAAATACTCGATTTATTTCAGGCAGGCGATGAAATAGAAATTTATATTAATTCGCCAGGCGGAGTGATTGATGTTGGGTCTGAAATTTATACGCTGCTGAAAACGCATAAAAACAATATAAAAATATACATAACAGGTGAGGCGTGCAGCGCAGCGTCTATCGTTGCTATGGCGGGTTATTGTGAAATGTCGCCAACAGCACTTATGATGGTGCATTGTGTATCAAGCGGAGTGCGGGGAAATCATGTAACAATGGAACATATGGGAGAAGTGCTTAGAACAGCGGATAAGGCATTGTGTACTGCTTACATGGACAAAGCAGGAATGACGGAAGCTGAAGCACTTGAAATGATGGAACATGAGACATGGCTGACTGCGCAGCAGGCAAAGGAAAAAGGACTGATAGATAAGATTATGTTTCAGGAACAAGAAGTAGAACCATTAGTCAACGGTCTGGCTTTTAATCTTCCTACTCAAGAGCAAATGGAAAGAGTCAAGAACATGATTGGCGATAAAACAAAGGATACTCTTTTAGTGCAGACAAAATTAAATTATCTAAAAATGAAGGGAGAACAAAGATGAATAAAAAACAGTATGAGGCAATGAGAAAAAAGCTTATGGATGAAGCACAGGCATTTATTGATGCCGGAAATGCAGAAGCAGCACAAGCAAAGATGGATGAAGTAAAAGCATTGGATGAAAAGTGGGATGCAATCGCGCAGGCAGCAGCTAATTTTAATGCTCTTAATAAAGAGCCAGAACTGTCTACAGTACTTTCTGTAAATGATAAAACAGGTGCAGATGATAAGAGGACAGATGTATTAGATGTATGGGCATCTGACTGTTATTTGAATGCATGGGCAAAAAAATTACAGGATAAACCACTTAACGATAAGGAAAACGAAGCTTACAAGTTGGTGAATGAGGCATACACTCATACAACGAAAAATACTGGTACCGTAATTCCTAAAACAGTTGCAACGAAAATATGGGAACTTGCAGGAGAACTGTATCCTTATTTTTCAGATGTACAGAAAACATATGTAAATGGTCTGATTTCTGTACCAATGGAAGATACAAGCACAGACGCAGCGTGGTATGAAGAAGCTACAAAAACACAAGATGGAAAAGAGACCTTTAAAGAGTTTACATTATCGGGGTGTGAGCTGTCTAGGGTGATTACAGTTAGTTGGAAATTAAAAGAAATGGCGATGGATGATTTTATTCCATATATTCAGAGAAAAATGGCAAAAAAAAATGGGCGCAGCCGTAGGGTATGGTGTTACTCATGGGCAGGGAAATATCAATGAGGGAAAACCAGAACCTATCGGTGTAGTGACCGCTCTGGAAAAAGAAAAGAATGCGCCACAAATAATC